AAGCAGTTAGGGAAGGACCAAAACTCTCACCGGGTGGAACAGGCGTGACTAACCGTGGCTCGATACGGCCAGATATGACTGAACTACCGCTGGTTCGGGCTGGTTCCTGCTGGTTCAGGCTAGTTGGGGGGATTTTGGGATAGGGGTTCGGGATGGTCTGTTCGTTCAAAAAAGAAAGTTTTGAGCGATTTTGTACGCGTTGCGCTGTTTTCTTGTTGACATGGATTGCTCCGCGTCGGGCGTTGCAACTGGCGCATGAGCCGACGATGTTGGTTCTGTCGTAGGGGTCGCCTCCTCGGTCTAACTCGACAACGTGATCTGCTTGACAACTTGGTTTCTTGTGGCACCAGTGGCAGATGGGTTCTTCTTGTAGTACTTGGGCCCGTAGTTGTTTCCATTGTTTGGTGTTGTATACAGGGTTGGCTGTCATGTGTAGAGCATAGGTCAAGGTCAAGGGAACTACCGCCCAAAGCGGAAGGGCGCCGCTTCGGTTGGTCTCGTTTGTCATGGGTTACGCGTGTGGTGTTGTGCCCCCACTATTTTGGCAAGTAGCCACGGGAGCCTGTCTGAGTAGGTGGAGAACCGTTCGCCTTTGCGTTAGGGAACGCTGATCGCTCACTAGGCGTGAGCGTCTACCCTCGTTGCCGAGTGTTCCCAGAGCAGGGGTCAGATTCCTGCAAGGGCTAGTGAACGCCTCTGTGCGCTCTGATGGTGTCAATTGTGATGGGAGGCTAGACGCGCTTAACCAGTAAGGTCAAGCAGGGTCAATTGTTCAGGACGGTTCTGTTTGTAACGATTCTGTTTGTAACCGGTTAACACTCCGCTTTTTTGTTGCGCGTTAGTCCTTACGCGATGACAATTAGCGCAAATCAAGTCACATTTGTCCATTTCGTGCAGCAACCTGTCAGTTGTGTACGTATGAAGATATTCACTGATTGCAAATGATTTTTGCTCAGGGTCACGATGGTCAAAGTCAAATACGAAAGTGTTATCGCGTTCTACTTTTTTAAGACAATCCATGCACGCAACTCGAGCAACCTTTTGATCAATTAACCAGTCTTTGCGATCCGCTTTACGAACTGATGGAGGCTGACGTACAACTCGTGGTCTAGACCCTGTGCGTTTTTGTTGGAATTCCCTCATTGCTGTTTTGCATAATTCACAATTTTCTTTTCGTTTGCGATGATATTGATATTTTGCAGTTGTTCCACAAACTGCTTTTGTGCCGGGCAAACGCCCTGATCCAACGCCACCCATTATTCTTGGTTCCCTGCTAGGCGTGCGCTGATCTTGTCTAAATCTTTGGGCCGCCAGACGTGGACCTCTTCGCCTGCGTCCTCCAGTGCGTTAATCCATTCCCACTGGGTGTTGCTGACCACGCCTTTGGTGGCTTTTAATTCAACAAAGATTGTTCCTCGTGCCGGGTGAACCATGACGAGGTCGGGGAATCCTTGGTCGCCAGTGTTGGGTGTGATCCAACGGCCTGCGCGTACTTGTGCGGGCTGGGTGTGCATGACTTTCCAGCGGTGCAACTTAGCCAAAGTGATAACAGCCTTTTGGAACTCGGCTTCAGATGGATCAGCCACCGTTCATCAACCGATCAATGATTTCGGATGCTTCACGCTTAGTAGATGGTGCTTGACCTTCATAGTTTTTGGCTCGAAGCATCGCCATCTGTTTGGTTGTCGGCGGTTCGCTGGATGAGCCGAGCGACTGGGTGCGTTCAGGAGCTGCGTTAGTTGTGGTTTGTGGTTGTTCGCCTTGGCGGTACACCTTGACCATTTCCTCCAGCGAGGCACGTTTCTTTGATCCTTGATACTGATAGTTAGCAAGGGCGCGTCCAGCGGCCGAGGTCTCACAGTTTTCTAATGCCGATGTTTTGTTGACCATTGATGACCCACGAATCTCCTCGGCAAACCCTGTCGTCGTCGGTACTGGGTCGGCAATGTCGGCATACAAGGACGCCTTCATGACGATGCGTGTTCCGTCGTCCACGATGATTTCGGTGATGATGCGTCCGCGTGGGCAGTCCTTCCAAAACAGTGGGAGGCGTTCTGCTACTTCGGCGTAGTCGGCTGGGTTGAAACTCATAACTTGCCTTCCTTGCGAAGTCGGATTAAGCGTTGCTCTACAGACCCAGTGGTTCGTTTCAAATCTTTAGCAATAGCCGTGTTGTTCATACCCTTTTTTTTTAGTTCAACCAATCTTTTGTCCTCAAACATTGCCCAAGGTTTTGTGTGCCGATCTAACTGCAAATTTGGATAATTAACCACAGGAACATTGCTTTTCTCTGATTCGCGTAACATCGCGTAAACAGATTCAAGTTCTGTATGAAGCAACTCAATAATCCGAGTCATTTCTTGTAGTTGTGTTTTATTCCTAAATAGTTTCATGATTCCATGTCCTTTAAGTGTCGGGCCTGTGCAGGCGTTTGGGTTTTTAGATTGTTGATGACTCGAATCATTGCGACACAGCGAGCAGTTTCCTCAACTGTCATGCCTTTGAAACCAAACTCTTCAGCGCATTTAAGACAGATACCGCGCAGCTCTGTACGCATCCGAATATCGGCAGAGTTGAAACCACTAGCGCAAATGTTGCAGTTCATTTAAAACCTCCGAGCCTCATTGCCACGATCGCGTCCTGCGTGCTCCTGGTCAGGTTTGACAGATAGATACCGTTCTCCTCAGCAACATAAGCCAACTCAAACAGAGCTTTACGCAACATCTCAATATCTGTCTTTTGGGCGTCTAACTGCCAAGCGGCTGCTTTCATAGCAATCTCCGCTTTAGCGATCGCGGCGGTCATGTCCGCTAACTGTTGGTTCATGGTCGGGGCTCCTTGATTTGTCGGTATTTGCCGTCACGATATACCAGCGGTGTTGCTGGGATCGGATCAACGACTTCTTTTCGTTCTAGACGCTGGCGTTCTTTCCAAGTCAGACCGCCCCAAATACCACAACAGTCCTGACGTGTCGTAGAAAACTTGAGGGCTTCATCAAGACATTCTTGGCGTACCGGGCACACTGCACAGACTGCTTTGGCTTCCTTGATTTTGCGGTTGATATGACGCTCACCGAATTCAAAGATGAACAGGTCAATATCCATGCCTCGACAAGCTGCGCGATCCCACCAGCGGTCTAGCACAGTCGCCAAGGTTTCCATCCACAACCACCACCCTCAGCAATATCTGAGTACAGCAGATAGGCGAACCTGAGGTTGAGGGTCGGGTCGCTCATGGCTTCCGCAAATGGCATATTGAACACTTGCTCCACGTACTTTGTATGGATCTCGTTAATCTGAGCAATTCCGTGGTCTGATCCGTTGAAGCGGTCTGCCAGTTCGGGGTCACTGGACAGCGGCGTGATGTTGAGGCACCTTGTTTCTTTCCACAAGAGGCGACCGAGTTTTTCTAGTGTCTCGGTGTTGTTGGGCCAGCCGACCGTGATCGCAGTCTGGAACCATTCTTGGCATTTTGTGTCCGGGTGGAATTCGGCTAGTCGAGTGAACGGGACGGTGCTGGTTGTGCTAGTCGTGGTGCTGGTCGTTGTTGTTGTGAGCTCTTCTGCGCGGTCCTCAAGTTGTTGGGGTGTCAACATCCCGAGCGTGACCGTGGAGGGCACAGACGGCGTTTGAATGGGGTCTGCGTTGCCTTGGACGCCTGTGATTGCCCATAAGGCGCATATTCCGTAAGTGAATATTGATAAAAGTAGGAATCGTTTAAGGTTCATTTAGTAGTCCTCTGATAGGTCCGCAACTGATTTGCGGGTGCTGAAGAATCCCTCCAGCATTGGTTTCTGCATAATTTCGCGGGCCATGAAGGCGCGGTAATTGTTGTTGAATTTGAACTCGCTACTGGGGTCGTTGGTGATTGCGTGTTCGTAGCGCAAGACTTCGATAAGAGCTGCGATGCCGTAGTGCGTGTATCCGCGGTGCATCAGCTGGTAGCACATTTTGGTGAGGGTCGGCATGACCCAAGGGTTTGCCTCTTTGAAGGCTTCATATTTGAGCATCTCGGCTGGAACAGCGAGAACGTCAAAAAGGGATGGTTGCATTGCTTCCTCCTGCGGTCGGGGTCCACCTATTGGGGGACGCACTTGGTTGCCAGTCATTTGACCGACTCCCAAACCGAATGTCAAGTCATTGAGCAAATATCTGGGCGAACGCGTCCTCAACCAGTTTTGAATTGTCGGCCATAAGCGGCGAGATCTCTACATGAGTCCAGTCCGCACCAGGTGTGCCTCCGTTGCGTGAGATCGTCCATTTGAGCCAGTTGTCGCGTGAGCATCGGTAGCCCGCGCCCCACTTGTCAGTCGGGAACGGTACGCCTGTGCCGTCGTATGAATGAATCTCTTCAATGCCTAAAAGGTCGCGATGCTGAAACAAGAATTCGACTAGCGCCTTGCGTTGCGGTTTGGTGCCTTTGAGGTCGGTTGCTCGCCACGTCGCGTGGACGGACAGCTGCGGTCCCGATCGCATCGGACGGTTGGCGTAAATGCCAATGTTCTTGACGCCGAACAAGTACTCGCAGAACTCCACGAATCGTTTCGTGCCGGCGCGGGGTGTGGGGTGGTTGCCGTCGGTGCTACCTGTGTACGGTCTACTGGTCATCGTCTTTACCTTTTTCATTTTTGTCTCGAAGCCCGTTGCTCGCGAGGACGCCGCCCAAAAGTCCCAAAAGCGCCATGAATGCTGGGTTTAGGATGCTAAGGAACTCTTGGTCTGTGGGTGATGGTTCGAGCGGTTGTACGACAAATAGCACGCCGTACAAAATTCCTAGCATGGAGATGCCAAAAACAAATGACAAAGTTATGCCTACGACAAAGATGAGTCGGGCTTTAATTTCGGAGTTGCTAAGTTTTCTCATGGTGTGGTTGCTCCTATTGAGGTGTCACATCTGGGCGCTTCGGGTTTGGTTTCGCAGGTGTGTCGAGTGCGGTCGCTACATCCAGTCACGACGAACATTAGGACGACGGCGAGAGCTGCGATCACGGCGAGAGTTTTCATGTCAACGGGTGGTTGATGTTGTAAACGCATTGGGTTACCCATGCTTCGTATTCGTCGTCAGTCATCAAGCGTTCGGTGTCGTCTACTTGAATGTAAACAGCGTCTTGTGGGTAAAGGGCTTTATATTCTGCTTCGGTCATGTCTAGTTCCTTAATCCATAAACTCGAATTGTTCCACCTGTCATAGTTCCACCACTAGTGGAAAGAATGAAAGATGTGTAACTAGTCGTGTTTCTTAATAATCCGTTTGTCGTACCACCATAAAATGTTGAGTTTGATACAGATGCTCTGACCGTTGTATTTTCAGTAAGAAATGGCGAATTGACTTCAATAAATCCGTTAAGACTTGAGGTGCCTGCTTGGGCTACATAGTCAATTTTGGTTGTGTTTGCTTGACCTGCGGCTGTGACGACATTGTTCCACGAAGTGTAAATCATTGAAAAATAATAGCCAATAACAGTTGCGCCGAATTTTATGTCTAACACATTTCCGTCAAGTGAGTTAACGCCACCTGAGACTGTGATCAAATAGTTGTCGTAGTCAGCCGAAAACGCACCAGTCACGGTCACGCTAGACACGGCCGTACCGATCGTCTGTGTCTTAACAAGCCACAAACCGACAGCGTTCATATCACTGGCGTTTAAAACATCGCCCGACGCAAAAACTGGAAAACTCATATTTCCTCCTTTACCAGCCAAGTCGACTGGTGTCTAAAATACCTAAAAAAGTGTTGTCAAGAATAAAAAACTGATAATAAGTCGCTGGCGACAAATATAAAACCCATTCGGTTTGCTCGGGAGTCATGTTCACACTGTAACCTTCTAAAGCAACTAATTCAGTTGTGTCAGACCCAGCACCCGGCACACGGTAGGCCAAATTAAACAAGATCTCGTCACGCAAAATCATAAACAATGTGTAAGCCGTGTCATTTTGTGCTCGATCAGAAAACCTTATTTCAAACCTTAAATCAGTTGGGTCAGAAAAAGTATTAACAATCCATTCAGCGTTACCTGTCGCCTGTGTCGTGTTGTAGTCAACAGTTGACGACGAATAAAAAGTTGCGCCATAAGTTGAAACAG